CATACCTGTAAGCAACCCGGTATTCAGGGTGCTGCGCTATCTCCGTATCGATTTTTGATCGGAAACTCAGGCCATACCAAGCACTACATTGGAGGGTTTTATTCCTCATGATGTAGGGGTTGGGCACTGTCGCATATCTATTATCAATCGCCTCATCCGTCTCCCCCGCAAAGGGGCGACAAAACTTGGAGATAATAACAGGGAACCAATTTCTGCACGCATGTGCAAGGGGTCCCGCCCACCCGTTCTTTAAACGGGTAAACGCGTTGTGCGCACGGATTCTCTCTTGTAGTGTATCGAGAGAATCGTCCAGGTATACAGGACGAACCTGCTCACCATCGTACCAGTCTGCTCCACATGACTCCCGAAAGGGTCCAAATATAAAGGACTTATCCGGGTTCAACTCAAAGCCGAAATAGCGCAGATACTCTTGCACTATACCCGATTCGCTCTGCCGCACAATAATGTCGTCACCGTAAACCCGAAAATCAGGTTTAGAACCGGTGTAGGCATGTGCGGCTGAGCATATTGAGGCGAATATTAGAGTCTCTAGTGGAAAGCAGTAACCATTTCCCATTGACACAAAGCCTTGGTATTTCACAGGGCCCTCCTTATCTAATCGCCACGAAGGCGACCGGATGGAGTTAAGCATCGCAAACCACGCAGGAGGAAGCAATTCCCGAACAAGTTCGGTATATATACTCCCACTCGCGTTCTTAAGGTCTATGGTACAGTAGTTATTGAACCATCCAAGGATCGAGCCCTGACGGGCCATGATCTGGTTAGGCGTTTGGTTCGAAAGGTCAAGACCTACCCTTCGTAACGCCGTTTTCATCTGCCAGTCAACTGCAAGTTGCAGCCACTGGTTGATGAGAGGTTCTGACGCGATCGTACGGTCACAATCGGCATCTTTTGGTACGAATGCAATTTTATTATGTTGCACGAATTGACAGCGTTGGGTGAACCTGCGGTCGAACTCTTCCGAGTCGATACAGATCACCTCGAGGTCATCCCGAAGAATCCGAGATAAACCAAGCAACTCCCAGAACATCGGGTAGCGCTTCGCAGCGGTCAATGCGTAAGGTAGAGCAGCTGGCGTGATAGTCCACTTTTCGCTCAAAAGCTTGCGAGCAAAGTGAGTGTACTGTCCGTTCACACCTACCACGGAACCCGGACCCCATCGGCAATTTTCAACCATTTTACTTAAAGGAGGACTTTCACCAATTACGCGACGGATATACCGCCGCATATTACCCACGAATGGGTTGGTGTCAAGCGATATGCCGTGAGGCACATCACTCTCAGTCGACCAATGGGCAAGTCTACGACGCCTTAAAAGGGCGTTAAAATGACGATTACGACGCTCCCCCCTAAGAAACTTTAGGAGAGCGTTTTCACGCCTTACGTTGACGTCACCTTCAAATGGGTACTTCTTAACGAAGCAACCGATCTGCGCATTCACGAAGTGTGTCTCCGCGCTGTCGTACTGCTGTGACAGGAGCGCTTTGGCAAGAGGAATGCATGAACTAGGCGCGGCCGAATTAACAGCCGCGTATATAGGACGTACACCCTCAAAACCTGGGGTCCTTGCAACATTCGCAAGAAAGGATCTTAAGTGCTTTAAACCCTTTCCAGCATGAGCTTCATTGTGCTGATTTACCAATTTGGCTAAATCCTTTGCCTCATTCTCGCTTGAAAAGCGATGCGCCGCTTGGCGCTCGAATGGGCGTTTGCTTGTGTAGAACTCCATAGTGATGTTCTCCAGTTGTGCAGATTACAGTGGTATAGTAATCCCAAAGTAGCTTGAAACCGCATAGATCGATGTTACAATCAATGCGAGTAGAAGGCCTGCGGTCGAGTACTTCATGGCAGTTAGCCCGAAGTCTGACCAGCCTTCAAGGCTGCTTTGAAACCTGCGGTGGCGATGTACGCACCCAGGTCAGCACAATAGGCGTCCACGTCCGCGGACGAAACACCCACAGGCAAACTGAAGTTGAGATCAGCCGAGCCATCAGCTGACACGGTCTTCGCACCTGTGAGGGTGTGAGTACGCGTCAGTTTGACTTGAAAACGGGAAACACCCGAGAACAAGTCAGTTGGTTTCGGATCACTTTTCTTCTGGATAAGCCGGTCTTTAGAGCTCACAGTGTGAGCAGGACCTTGATAACGGACGGAATTGGTATCCCACCCATCAGCGTTGTACGCTTTCGCGTTGACAGTTAGTGCCATTTTAATTACCTTTCAAAGGAGTTGAGAAGCCAAACCAATCTAAAGACCAAAGCGCCGTGAGGCACTTAGCTTTTCGAGTGACTTGACACCACGCCCGCGTGTAGTTACGCGCAATAGTGCAATTGCATCTATTAAGCGAAAATCCCGTAGAAATTTAGTGGGATCTGCACGGACGGTTAACTTCATTGGTACAAGATCCACCGAGCGACGTTTAGATGTTACTGTCGCAAGGATATGACCAGTTACAGGTTTGGTTATACTGTACCCGGCGTTTGACGAAGTCGTACTTATGGGCATCCATAGAGTAGAGGCTGTTTTCTCTACAACATAGCACCCACCGACCATTTTCAAACCAGGATCAAGCGCAGAACCGAGTGCCGCGAAGAAGTCATTCACGTTTACCACCCAGTTGAGAACAAAGGAGAAAGTCACCAAGTCAATTGCAGCTTCGGGTATTGCGGCCAAAGAGGCCCCCATATCGCGCAACTTAGTCAGTTCCATTTCCCACAAGGACATCGCTCTGACATTTACATCCAGGGTACTCTCTGTTTGTAACTGCATCACGACTACACCCATTGAACTCTGAACCACCTCGGAGGACGTCCACGGATAACCCGCTTGGCCTCGTTGAGTAAGCCTTACTGGCTTACTAGGCGTTTCCTTGCTTAGGGCTCTTAAGACGCCAAGAGTGTCCATAATTAACGGACGTACACCAAAGCGAAAAGCTAGCCATGTTTCCACGGCCGATCGCTCGAGTGCGCTCAAGTTTGAAGCGCTCAGGTTCCTGTTAAATTTGGCTGCTACCGCAGGATTGCGGCTCACGGCAGAAGGTCGGTTGAGCTTCTGGAAAAGTGAGGACCAATTCTTAAGGAGGTCTGGTACTAGGCGCATAGTTTTACCCATCTCAGCTAATGAAACTAAAATGTTAGCTTCAGATGGGGCCTTCTGCACTTTCGTACATGCTTCAACAACGGCACGCTGAACATCAGATTCAAGACCAAGATTCCATGGCGCGAGCCTAGGATTCTTGTCACTGATATTCGCATTGCCTCCCACAACACGTAGGAGCCAATTGCCAGTTACGTCATACGTCGTACCTTTATTGATGTCATTTACAACGTAGACCAATGCCGGTCCAGCAGAAACACTGGACAGGGATACGGACGACGAGTTCATGCCATTAAAGATAAGCTCTCCTCCATTCTTACGCTCGTGAAATTTGGGCGTAATCATGTCAGCCATTACATCTACTCTGCCAACTGGGCTAGAGTAACCTTCCGATGTGGTAGTAGTCGTTGAGAGTACGCCATTCACATAGCGTTTCTCAATTAATTGGACTATTGCCGGCGTAGAGAATTCGCCACGCGTCCGAAGACGCGATTTATTCGGTAGGTATGGCATAGAGAGGTTCCGATGTATTTAAAAGGAGGATCAGACGGTGCACTTAGCCCTGTTTTTGGCTTTGTACATCATCCGACCCCGAACCCCTGATGTGATGGATCACATCCGTCGGAGACTTCACAGTCGCCGATAGACCCCTTTGTCCGTTT